CTTCAATCTCCGCGAGGCTCCATACAGACTGCGCCTCGCCGCTGTCCGACAGCGTCACGTCACAGTAGGTGCCGCCGCCCCACACCGGGAACCGCAGCGCGGAGTTGCCGCCCGCGCCCCATGTCCCCGCGCCCCATGTCCCCGTGCCCCACGCCCCTACCGTCCCGGCGGGGTTCTGGATGCTGTAGGTGCCGCTGGCCTCCTCCGTCTCCCACGACAGAGAAGCCGCCTGAGACGCGCGCAGGCCCACCTGAAGGAACCCCCAGCGCATCTTCTTCTTCGTCACCGCGTCACCGAAGAACATCCGGCGGCACTGCACAGCCATCGCGAAAATGATCCCGCCCGTGCCCGTGGCGGGCGCGTCGTCGCGGAACACGTCTGGCATGTCGCACTGCGACACGAACCCGAACTGATCCCCGCGCAGGACGATAGGCTGCTTGTTGTCGTTCACCGCCTCGAAGAGCGTGCGCGTGGCGCTGGTCGCGTCCACATAGCCGCCCGTGTGCGGTCCCGTCCATGCGTTCAGAACGTAGTTGTAGCGGTACACGCCGGTCCGCCCGGTCGGCGTTCTTACAAACCACCACACCTCGTTGAGGCTGGCGTTGTGAACGCCGTGCGTCACCTTGTTGCCCAGCTCGATGTCACGCCACACCGGCGCGACCTTGGTCGCGATCGGCGCCACGCTCGTCTCCGTGGCGACGTACCAGCCGCGATCCGACAGGAAGAAGACGCCCACCGGCGTGGGCACGATGGAGCGACCGCTCACCGCACCCACGTCGGAAGTCAGGCCCTGCGCGCCCGCGCCGATCTGGATGTCGTCCTGCGTCAGGCCCGTGAAGCGCGAGATGCCCGAGACGTGGAAGATCAGCAGCGACGAACCGAACGGCGCAATGCCGGTAATGTTCTGGTCACTGAACGTGCGGACGATGGCCTGCCCGCCGCCGCTGACCGCTACGCCGAGGCTGCGCCCGTTGTTGATGCCAGACCACCAAATGCTCTGGTCGCGCCCCGTCACGCCGAACAGACGCTGGTTGTAGACCGCGAGGTGCCGGATGTCGGCTGGCGTTCCTGCGAGGTTGGTGACGAGGTTGGTCCCGTCCCAGTAGTTGAGCGCGGTCGGCGTCGAACTGCCGGTGTAGTCTCCGTCCGCGATGAACACGACCTCACCGGCGGTGATGTCGCGGAAGGCGATCATCGCCGGAAAGTCCTGCGCGTTGAGCGCGCCTGCTGCACCCTGCGCCGTCCACGTCATGGGCACGCCGTAGGTGCCCGTGAAGAGCTGGCCCTGATGCACCACCATGAGCTGCTGGCTGCCGTTGCCCTTCAGCCACGCATACCCCGACTGGATCGGGCCCGTGACGCCACTGGTGGACAGCGCCGTAGTATGCAGCCGCTTGGTGCCGAGGCGCTTCTTGATGGCCCCGAACTCGTCCAGCACCGCGTTCTCGGCGCGCCGCACCTCGTTGGGCGCGAGCGCCTCCTCGTCGGCCGTCAGGTTTAGGCCGCCCCGGAAGTCGCCCTGCCGCTCGCGCAGCATCGGCCGGGGCACTAGTAACACCCCCAGTCGGCGGGATCATCCGCCGCCCGCATCCGCAGCGGGTGCTGTGATCGGCGCGCCAGATCCTGCCCCATGCGGTCGCGCAGCGCCATTGCGGAGCCGCGCAGCTCGTTCGCCAACTGCGTCTCGGCCGCCCCCTTGGTCAGCATGGAGGCCGCCGTCTCGTAGGCGAGGATGAGCTCGTAGGAGTCCGGGAAGACGACGAGGCTGCTGTCGTCCACCAGCAGGTCAGCGCGCTGCGGGAGGTGATTCACCACCACCTCCAGCTCCGTCACCGGCGACGAAGGGATAACCTGCACCCTGTCCCCGTACTCGTACCACACGTTCGGCTGCAGCACGATCGTGGGGCTCAGAGGGTACTCCTCGTACTGCGCCTGCTGGTAGAAGCGGTTCCCGGCCCGGATCGACAGGAGCCGGTAGTACGTCTCCGTCGCATCGCCGCTGCCGCTGTTGAGCGCCGCCTTGGCGAACTGCCCCTCGGCGTCCGTGGTCACGGTGCGCTTCGCCACGCGCAGCATCCGGTTGACGTTGAGCAGGTCGCGCCACTCGCGCCAATGCACCTCGCCAAGGAGCTGACGCTTCAGCGTTGCGCCCCACCGGGAGGAGCCGACCGCGTCGGCCATCTCCTCCGTCAGTGTCAGCAGCGCGCCACGGCTCATGCTCACGTCTTACCCCTCCGCCTTGAGTCCGCCCGGCACCATCGGATGCGCCGTCGCCACGCCGAGCTGCACCTCCAGCTCATGCTTCGTCGTGCGGACGGTCTTGTCCTCCTGCTCCTGCAGGAACTGATCGACGTGCTTCTGCTTCCGCTCGCGGTTGTGTTTGAGCACCTTCTCCACCTTCTTGGTGGACTGCTCCGCCGCGTCCGCCACCCGCTCGAAGTTGCGGGCCACGAAGCCCTCCGCCTCCTCGACGGAACAGTCTGGGGGCAGCATAGCGCGCAGGTCGAAGGCGGCCGACTCCAGCACCACCCCAGACTTCACGTCGGCCCAGCGCGGGTCGCCCGGCGCCCACGCCTCAATGATGCCCCAGTAGGCGCCGACAGCGGAGGGGATCCACTTGATTGAGAGCCGCTCGTCCACCGCAGCCAGTCGCTTGACGACTGACTGCGGTGGGATCGGCTCCCCTCTCGGGGTGATCAGCATCAGCGGAGCGGCGAGAGCTCGACCACCACCACCAGATCGTCAGGCTGGACCGAGACGGCGCCGGTGGTGACGAGAGAGAGCTTCAGGGTGTCACCCGCGTCGAGGCGCGCGTCGGCGTCCGACAGGGTGGACAGCAGCGGGATCGAAATGCCCGTCTCCGCCGTCTTGGCGTTGATGTCGATCGCATCGCTGAGGTTGACGTTGGACGCCGCCGACACGTCGCGCTTGACCAGACGGACGGTGCAGTTGGTGGCGGCGGTGGGGAAGGTTTCTGCCGAGACGACGGCGCGCAGCACCTGCGCCCGGCCCGGCGACGTGCCGATGCAGTGCGTCTGCGTGCCAGCGGCCAGCGTGCCGGTGTTGATGCGCCCGCTGGTGAGCAGGGTCGGGACCAGCCCGAACCGGCCCGGTCGCGGCAGGAAGATGTTGGGGAAGGTCTGCATGCCCATGCGTGCGTTCTCCTCTCAGGTGGGGTGGAGGCGTGCGCCCCCACCCCGTACCCGTAGCGTAGGTTAGACGACCGGGGTGAAGCGCGACGTGTCGGTGTACCCGGTGATGCTCCCGTGCGCGTTGCGCTGGAAGGTCATCAGGTTGAAGTACACCTTGAAGGAAGTCTGGAAGGCGTCCCGACCGTCGATGAACCGCACGGCGCCCGAGTTCTCGTACTGCACCGGGCTCCAGTCCGCCGCGTCCACCCACGCCAGCGACGGCTTGTGGATCATGTAGAACGTCCCGGCCGGGGTGTACTCGTCGGCCACCACCGGCATGTTGTGCAGCTTGAGCGCCTTGTAGCCGCCGTTGAGCTCCAGCTCCTCGCCGCCCGTGACGTTGAAGCGGCGCTGCGCGAGGAAGCTCTCGATCAGCTTCTGCTGCACCCCGTAGGTGGTGATGCACAGGAACTCGTCGGGCGAGGACAGCGGGCGCTTGCCGCTGCGGGCACCGATCGTCGCGCCCAGCCGCCACGCATCCATCTCGTTCGGCGTGGTGGCGTCGTCCGTGTCCGTCCCGGCCGTGAAGCGCACCGCGTTCCACCGCTCCAGACCGGCAGTGCCCGCGTTGATCCCGTGCAGGGTGTTGAACGCCCCGCCACGGTTGGTGATGTTCATCAGCCCGTTCGCGTACTGGTTGTACGCGGTGTCGCTCGCCGTGGCGGCCACGATCAGGTCGGTGCCCGTGGTGCCAGCGATCTGCGCCGACAAAGTCAGGGTGACGTTGTCGCCCGAATTGGTCACGGCGGTGACGGTCGCCCGCCCGCGCACGGTCGCGCCGGTGGTGTCGAGAACCGCGATGTACATCCCGGGGTACAGCCACAGGCCGCCCTGCCCGCTGTTTGCCACGCCGTAGGGGCTGGTCGCCACGATGGTGGTCGGCGGCCCGGCGGTGTAGGAAGACACGATCGCACGGACGCCCAGCCCGTTCCCGTGGACGTGCTCCTGCATGCCGAGCTGCATGGCGCCGTCGATCTCCTCGGTGATCTTGCTCTTGAGGGACACGAAGGCCGCCTGCTTCGACTGCGTCCCCATGATCGCGAGGTTGTCGAACTCGCGGGTGACGTAGAAGCGCCGGATGCCCACCTCGCCCTGCTTTTCGGTCTGCTCGGAGCTGTTGGGCAGGTAGCCGAGGTCGGACGCGCCCCAGTTCACGGGCGGGTTCACGACCACGTCGAAGTACACGTTCTTGCCGCCAAACTTCAAGGAGCGGAGCCCGCCCGGCCCGGCCTTCTTGATCTGGGCCAGCAGGACGGTGCTGATGGGGAAGAGCTGCTGCCGGATGTCGGCGTAGACGTTCTTCAGGTTGCCCTGAAGCTCGTTGTCGGTGATCAGGATGGGGTTCGCCATCGTTCAGTCCTCAGTCTGGGGTCAGCCCTGCCACGCGCGATTGATGATCAGGGCCTTGGCTTCTTCGCGGTTGCGCGGCTTCGGCGGCGGCGGGGGCGTGTCCGGTCCGGTGCGTCCCGTGGGGGCCAACTGGCGCCCAACCGACTGCACTGCGGCCTGCGCCTTCGCGCGCTGCACCTGTAGCTGCGCTTCGAGCTCCGACCTGCGCTTCGCGTTCTCGCTGTCGATGCGTGCCGCTTCGGACTGCACCCAGTCGCGGAAGGGGCCGTCGAGGTAGGACCTGTACTCGGGGAGTCGCTCGGGCGGGATGACACCGTTGCGAAGCAGCGGCATGGTGTCGATCGAGATCCGGCCGAGCTTGGCCTCAAGACTGACCTGCGGGAAGTTGCCCAGCACGGCATCCTGCACCGGCTTGAGCTCCTGCTGGTAGAACGCGGCGACCTGCTGCTGCTGCTGCAGGGCCTGCTGCTGATACAGGCGCTGCTGGTACTCCTCCTGCTGCTGCTGCTCCATCCGCCGCAGACGCTCTTGGGGCGAGTTGAGCTGCTCCCACTGCTCCCGGCGCTGCTGGTACGCCATCTCGTCGTTCAGCAGCTCAAGGTTCAGCGCGCGCTGGGCTTCCAGCTCCGACTGCACCGCCTCGAACTGCTGCACCAACTGGGGCACCTGCTCCCGGTACTGCTGCACTTCCTGCCGGAACTGCTGCCCTGCGACACCGTCCCGCGCCATCCGCACCAGCTCGGCGGGGGACTTCAGGTACACCTTGTCGCCTACCGCGAACTCTAACTTGACATCCGGCGCCGGTGCAAACTTCCCGTCGCCAGTCCGCACCACGATGCGGTTCCCGTGCTCCTCGATCACCGACTCCGGCGGCGGCGCATTCGGATCGGCGTTCGCCTCTCCTGCCGTCGCCTCTTCGCCCTGCGACGGTGCGAGCTCCGCGCCCGGCTCGGTGCTCGGCTCCCCCGTGCGCTCGGCCACGATGGCCGACTCGTCCTTCCACTCTGCGCCGAGGATCTTCTCGCGCACCTCGTCGCGGCGGACGATCTCCGGCGCGGCGCTCTCGGTGGGCGCGAAGGCCGCTTCGACGGCGGCCCCTACGGCTTCTGCGGTGTTCTCCATGTGGTCCTATCGTGGTGCGCTACTCACTACGCCGGTAGCGGGGTCGGCGCGGCAGGCTCGCCCTGCATGAACGGCGGAGCCGCTGCCACGCTGGACTGACTGCCGAACGTCGGCGCCTGATCAGGCGGCAACGGGGTGGCTTGCGGCGCGCCCGGCGGGCCTCCGCCACCCATCTCCTGCGGTCCCTGCGGCGCCGCACCCGGGGGCGGGGCGCCCTGCTTTTGTGCAGCCTGATTCGCCAGCGCGGTCCACCGCTGCTGCGCTGCCTCGCGCACCTCGGGCGGGATGTCCGCCGCGAGGATGATGTCCCGATCCAGCACGTCCTGATTCACGGCCTCGTCGTCCTGCCACACGATCGGCTCGGGCTCAAGGCCCTGCCGGATCGCCTCCGCCACGCGCTTCGCCTTGGCCTCCTGCACGTCATCCGGCGTGGACTGGTCGGCCGCATACGCCATTGGCCGCCGCCGCCGGTACTCCTTCGCGTCGATCACCCCCTTCTCAAGGTCTTGGTCGAGGAGGAACAGGCGAAGCGTCCGTGGCATCGGCATGAGCGTCTCCGGGTCCACGAACACGTCCACGACTTCGTCGAAGTCCACGCTGCTGAACTCGCGCGCGAGGTCCGGGCGATTGGTGCCGATCACACCGATCATACGCGGCATCTGGTAGCCCCAGCGCATCCACGCCACCTGACACTCGGCCCACTCGCTCATGGCCTCGCTCATGGAGTAGACGGCTGGCGCGAACACCCGCTCAAGCTGCTCCCGGATGGCGACGATGGCCCGCCCGGACTGGTCGCTGGAGAACTGGCCGCGCGCGCTGTCGTTCCAGCCGCTGCGGTCCTCCAGCTTCTTCACCTCCATCTTGAGCAGCTCCTTCGCATCGCCGC